AGACCGCAATCACCCACGCGGACGGCCACGTGACCATCAACCGCACGCCTAAATGCACGGGAAAAGGCCAGCGCTACTTCATCGAGCGCTACTGCAAGGGGATTGTCTAGCTCGAATCGGACAACAGGGAGGGGAGAACCACATGTCGGACAGGATTCTACAGCAGGCCGGAGGGGAGACGCGGCAGGCTGACGCCCTGGACGCCTTCGAGCGCGACGTGAGCGACGCATGCGCACTCCTGCGCCGCAGGCTCGCCGAGGGCAGCGCGTGCGGGAGCAGGGCGCTCGCCTACGCGATGGCACAGGGCCTGCCGCCACGCATGACCTACACCGTTGCGGAGACGTCTTCGTACACCGGCGTTCCCATGAGCACGCTGCGCGACGAGATGGCGGCGGGACGCATCCACGCGACGCTCCCGCACGGCCAGGACCGAGGCCAGCGCATCCGCGTGGACGAGGTGGACAGGTGGATGGAGGCGAGCACGCGATGAGACGCACGACGCTGGGCATGGCCATCAATCTCTGGGTTGACCGCCATCCGTACTTGGGCTTCCTGATCTTCCTCGGCATCATGGCAGGGCTCATGGCCCTCTGCGGGCTGGACGACTGCGGGGACCGCATCGCGACGCTCGGGGGCATGTGATGGGCGCCCTCATAGACACCGGCGCGACCATGACGCCGGCCGAGCTCGCGGAGCACGGCGTGGACGTGCCGCAGGTGGTGAGCCCGACGCCGGTCCGCGTCCGCATCGAGTTCACGGCCACGAGGGCCGCCGTCGAGCGCGTCTGCCGCTACGTGGCGGCGCAGGGCGCGACCGACCGCCGCAGGCGATTCGTGCGGCTGGACGGGGGCGAGCTATGAGCGTGAGCTTCCGCGTGGACTTCGTGCACGGACTCCAGCGCCACAGGATGACGCGAGGCGGGCACGCTTACGACACCGAGCGGAACGTCGTGGACAAGGCTGAAATCGCGGCGTGCTACCGCAACGCCTGCCACGCGAGCCCGAGGTCCCGCCCGACTTGCGCGCCGAGGCGCGTGCCAGTGGCCGTGGACGTGTACATACAGCGTCCGCTGCCAATGTCGCGCCCCAAGCGCTGTGACGGCGAGGACGACACGTACAAGCCCGACGTAGACAACGTGGCGAAGCTCGTCCTGGACGCGCTCAGCGGCGTGGCGTACGAGGACGACGCGCAGGTGGTGCGGGTGTGCGTCACGAAGGCGCGCAGGCGGCGCGGTGTGGACGAGCACATGACGGTGACGATTCGACGCCCAGACTGGGGCGACAGGTAGGAGGAAGAGACGAGGAGGGCGATGGCGATGAGTAGCGTGCAGGAGGTGACCCCAGAGGTCATCGACGTTCCGGAGGTGATATCGGGCGCCGACAGGTGGCTCGCGGAGCAGCGTGCCAAGGTCGCAGAAATTGCCGAGGAGTACGTGCCGCATGAGATCACGAGCGGAGACGACTACCGCGAGAGCAAGCGCGCGAGGGCTCAGGCCCGCAAGGCAATCAAGGCCGTTGAGGACGCGCGCAGGCAGCAGGTGGGCGCCATCAAGGACGCCGTGCGCGACTTCGAGGCGCAGGTGCGCGACCTGCTGACGCCGCTGTCCGGCGTGGATGCCGACTACAAGGCGGCGCTGGCCGAGTGGGAGCGCCTGACCATCGAGAGCCGCACGCAGGATGTGGCCGCGTGGTACGCGGAGACGCAGGGCGACGTAGCGCAGTTGGTGCCATTCGAGACCATCTGGCAGAGGTACGCCCACAGCGAAAAGTGGGACCTGTACGGTGCGAACCTCGTGCAGATAGAGCAGGACGTCACGGGGTTCGTGGAGTCCATCGAGCAGGACTTGGCGACCCTCGACTCGGCGCCGTACGCCGACGAGGACAAGGCCAACGTGAAATCCGAGTACCTGCGGACGCTGGACCTCTCGGGCGCCCTCCGCTCGGCGGACGAGGCGCGCAGGCGCCGCGAGCGCATGGCCGAGGTCGAGCGGCAGCGCGCGGAGCGCATGGCCGAGGCCGAGAGGATGGCCGCGAGGGCCGCTGAGACGCACGAATCCGCCCCGATTGCGACGGACGCGACCGAGCGCCCAGACGGGACGCAAATGGCCGAGAAAACGGCACCTGTGGCCGCAGACGCGACGGTGGCGTACGTGGTAACGGTGCCGCGCGAGCATGTGCACGACTTCGCGCAGGCGATGCGCTCACTCGGGTGGGCGCACGGCAAGAGGATGACGGACGAGCAGATGAGGGAGTGGGAGTCATGGCAGAGGGCATAGTCAAATACCAGGCGTCGGACGGCAGCGAGGTCAAGCTGAGCCCGGGCATCGTGGCGAGGTACGTAATCACCGGCGGGCAGCAGGTGGACGACCGCGAGATCTTCGGCTTCATGGCCAAGTGCCAGGCGCGCCACCTCAACCCCTTGGCGGGCGACGCCTACATGACGGCGTACAAGAACAAGAAGACGGGCCGCGTCGAGGCGTCGGTCATCGTGTCCAAGGACTACTTCGTGCGCACGGCCACGCAGCAGCCGGGCTTCGACGGCATCAAGGCAGGCGTCGTGGTCTGGGACAAGCGGGCAGGGGACATGAGGTACAGAGAGGGGACCATCTACAGCAAGGCCCAGGAGAAGCTCGTCGGCGGCTGGGCCGAGGTCTACGACAAGGGCCGCAGCCACCCGAGCCCGCGCACGACGCCGAGGACGCGGAGCACGCGGCGGAGGCCGACGCACAGGCGCAGGCGGAGTACGAGGACGCCGGGGAGTACTACGACGAGGACCAGGAGTTCTAAATGGGGTGCATCAACAAGACGATCATATCGGGCAACCTCACGCGCGACCCGGAGCTGCGCACCACCCAGTCCGGCACCTCGGTGCTCTCGATGGGAGTTGCGGTGAACGAGCGCGTGAAGCGCGGAGACCAGTGGGAGGACCGCCCGAGCTACGTGGACGTGACCGTGTGGGGCGCGAGGGCCGAGGCGCTGAGCAAGTTCCTGCGCAAGGGCCTGCGGGTCGCGGTGAGCGGTCGCCTGCGCCAGGACCGCTGGCAGGACAAGCAGACGGGCGAGAACCGCAGCCGCCTGGGCATTGTGGCCGACGAGGTGGACGTCATGACGCCGCGCGACGGAGCGCAGGGGCGGCAGGCGGCAGGCCAGCCACAGGCGGCGCGAACGCCATACGCGGCGCCCCCGGCGGCCCCGGCAGACCCGTACGACGACGAGGGCATTCCGTTCTAGGAGAGAGGTGCATAGATGTACGCATACGCGGAGGAGGAGACGAGACGCGCCATGCGCGCGGAGTACGAGGGCTGCACCTGCGGGTGCTGCCGCCATGCGCGCGCCGTCGAGTGGCCGTGGGACGAGGACCGCACGGCCCTGGACGCTGGTGCGCGAGGCCCTCTCCCGAGCCACAGGCTCGAGGACGGCTGGGCGTGGTGCGACTACGTGGAGGGTCTGGTGCGCAAGGCGAGGCCCGCGTACACGGACGAGGACGGCGAGTGCGGCGCCTACGGGCGCGCGTAGGGAGGACGAGGATCATGGCGAGGCATCAGGTGCCGCCGCTGACGGCGGTTGAGCGCGAGGACCACAGGCTCAGGGCCATCGAGGCGCGAAAGCAGCGCGCGCGGATGCTGGGTGGCGTGCGCGAGGGCCGAGTGGACCCGCGCGGCGTGCTGATGCGCCGCGACCGCGTGGCCATGCGGACGAGGACGGCCGACCTTCTGGCGGCGGTCCCAGGCATGGGCCGCGCGAGGGTGCCGGGCGTCATGCGCGCGCTGCGCATCGCTCCGGACCGCAGGCTGGGCGGGCTGGGGTGCAGGCAGCGCGACCGCCTTGTCTCGTGGCTCGCGTCCAGGGAGGACTAGCGATGGCGACGAGGGGCGGCGGCGTGTACTTCCCTGTGGACGCGGGATTCTGCGACACGCAGGCCGCGCGGCAGGTCACGCGGCGCTTCGGACCTGCGGGCTTCTGCGCCTACGTGCGGCTGCTGTGCATGATGCTGCGCGAGGACGGCGGCCGCCTCTCGGTCGCCCTGGACGACGACTGGGCGGACGTCGCGGACCAGCTCGGGATGGGCGAGGACGAGGCACGCGAGCTTGTGGCGGTGCTCGCCCACTACGGCGCCGTGGTCCTGGAGGACGGGGCGCTGTGGAGCCCGCTCGTCTCGGCGTCCGTGGCGGCACGCGAGAAGAAGCGCGAGGCGGCCATCAAGGGTAACGAGAAGCGCTGGGGCAAGCAAGACAAAGACGCATCGCACAGCGAATCGCACAGCGATTAGCAATGCGAATCCACTTACTTACTAACTAACTAACTGACTAACTAAAGACTCACTAGTAAGTCTCACGTACTAGAGAGTCAACCTAACAAGTAAGAGGGGAGACGCGAATGTTGAAAACTCAGGAGAGTGTAGAAAACTCTGTCAAGGCGCGCGAGGACCTCGCGGAGGAGATTCGCGCGGTGGGGATGTGCGGAGACGGGAAGGGAAGCCGCGTGCACGTCTTCCGCGCCGCCCTCGCCGACTGGGCGCGCCGCGTGGAGGAGTGCGAGTGGGGCAGCGGCGTGCTCATGGCACCGCGCGACCGCAATGACGTGCCGCTGCTCCTCGGTGACTTTGTGCGCAGGGAGAAGGACGGCGTGACTGGCGAGGTGCGCAGGATCTCATTCCGCAAGGAGCGGGACGCGCACACCACTACGGTCGAGATCTACACCACGAGGCTCGGCACCGTCTTCTGCGCGCCGTGCGACCTGGAGCACGCGTCCGCGAGCCCGCAGGAGCGCATCCGCGAGTGGGTGAGGCGCGCCAATGCCGACGAGCACATGGACCTGCGCGAGCTCACAGACATAGCCAACGACATGGACGCGGAGGCCCTGAGGTGAGCGAGGAGCTGCGCCCCTGCCCCTTCTGCGGAGGGAAGGCCGTATACAGGGGGACGAGACAGGTCTACGTGAGGTGCCTCGCGTGCGGCGCGCGCTCGCGGGGCACGGTCGAGCGCTACAGGTCTAACCTCGCGGCGCTGTGGAACATGAGGACGGAGGACAGGCGCCATGACAAAGATTAGCGACGAGATACGGAGCTTCGTGAAGCGTTCGTACGCCGACGAGTACATGGACCCGAGGGAGCTCCTCGCCATAGCGGACCGCGCGGACCGCGAGCTGGTGGAGCTGCCAAAGGACGCGGACGGCGTGCCCATCCACGTGGGGGACACGGTATACGGCTGCATTAGTGGCCGTAAGTCTCAGGCTACTGGGTTGAGACTTGAGGATGCATGGGTCATTTTGACCAATCACGGCTTTGGCGAGCCGCACATATTCACCCACTCCAGTCCCGACAGCTGGGAGCGCATCGCCGACGAGCTGGATGCGTGGTGCGACCGCGTGGATGTGGACGGTGACGCCTGCGATAGGCCACGCGACCTCGCCGACCGAATCCGCAAGCTCGCGAAGGAGCAGGGCAATGAGTAGGCGAGTCTGCGAGACGTGCGCGTGGTGCGTAATGGGCGTGGATGACCATGGTATCTGCTCGTATAGAAAGTACGTCGATTCATTCACGGCTAGACACTGGGCCATGTCCCCAATAAACGCAGCAGAGCGCATCCGCATGAGCGATGACACCTGCGAGCACTGGGAGCGCGAGGAGGAGATGGGCGAGCATGAGTAGCGACGAGAGCATATGGCGCATGCGCGTGCTGAGCACGGCCATGCCAGAGTACGTGGGCGAGCTTGTCCGCTGCAAGGACTGCGCGCTGTACGACCGCGAGGACGGGCTATGCTACCGCGACCCGAACCACTGCGGGTGCTACCGACCAGCGCACGACGATGGGTTCTGCGCGTGGGCATCGAGGAAGGAGAGCAAATGAGCATCACCGACGAGCTGAGGAAGGAAGCGCGGGGCTTTGGACGCTACGTCTACACGGCACCGCAGGCGGATTGCCTGACCGCCATCGCCAACCGCATCGACGCGGAGCACGAGGCTGCGTGCGCCGAGGCATACGGCAACGGCGTCATGTCGGTGCCCATCGCTCTTGACGAGAGCCAGTGGGTAAAGCTGCCCAAGGACGCCGACGGGGTGCCGATTCGCGTGGGGGACGTGGTGGAGTGGTGCGACAGCGGTGACACGTTGACGGTGGAGGGCATCGGCAAGGACATCGTCTTCTACATCGACAACGGGGGCGCTGAGTGGACAGCCGCGAGGAACAAGCGCCACCACAAGCCGACCGTCGAGGACGTGCTGCGGGAGTTCGCATACGGGCTTGGCGTTCCAGTTGCTGATAGCTACGTTGCCGCCGCCGCCACCAAGCTCCGTCTGGCAGAGGGGGTGGACGAGTGACAGCGACTAGCGAAGAGCGCCTACATGTGGCGGCAATGCTGTACGACGAAGCGGCAGACTTTCGCAACCTTTGCGAAAAGTACGACAACGAGTGGACCATTGACTTGGGAGATGTACCAGCCGCGTTCCAAGACATAGCGCACTACTTGGGATTTGACGGAGTTGTTCGTGCTGACGCACTATTCGAACACCTCGCCGAACTCATAGACCCATCAGACTATGACCAACCGCATGAGTACTGCCCCAACTGCGGAAGGAAGGTGAGGGCATGAGCTGGGAGCAGCGCAACCACGACTTCTCAACAGCGCAGGTGGACGCGCAGATGGCCTACATCGAAGCCGAGCGCGAGGTCAAACGGCTTCAAGACGAGAACGCCGAGCTGAAAGCCGAGAATGCCCATCTGTGGGAATCGGTTCAAAACGCGGAGCATGAGGAATCCGTTGCGTGGGGGGAGTGGAAATGAGCGAGTACATCTTGAAGGTTCCAGAGCGCAAGTCCCCGTATGACCCCGCCGTACAGTCGGCATCGCTGGGCGAGGAAATCGTGCGGTGCAAGGATTGCGAGCGCTTTGCGGTTGACCAGAGCGACCACGACTATCGCACTGGCTGGTGGTGCAAGCGATGGTACACCGACATGGTCGAGCCTGACGGCTTCTGCGCGTGGGCAAAGAAGCTGGAGGACTAGCGATGAGCACGACTAACGATGATCTTCTGCCGTGCCCGTTCTGCGGCGGGAAAGCCCATATCAGGAGCAAGATTCGATACAGGAGAAACGAGGTGCTCCGCAAGGCAACTGTCTACGACTCCGACCCGATACTCGGAACGGTGGAGAACGAGGTGGACCTGCTCGATTGGCGGTTCGGATTCCAGGTGTGGTGCGGCAGGTGCAAGGTCAAGACGCCGTACAAGTTCGGGCCGTGGAACGGATACACGAAGGCCGAGGTCGAAGAGCTTGACCGCGAGGACTTCCACAACCACGCCCCCGGAAGCGAAGACGAGCCAGCAAAGCTCGCTGCAATTGACGTGTGGAACAGGAGGCCAAGCGATGACGGCACCGACTAGCGACGAGCGCCGCGAGGTAGCGGCAAGGCTGCGAAGCTGCGCACAGGACGTAAACGGGACGAGGGACTTCGCGATGTACCTCAGCCATTGGGTCGGCTTTGATGGGGTCACCGATGATGAAGGCAAGCACTTCACCATTGCAGCTGACCGCAAGGAAGCCGAGCTGACGCTAGAGCGTCTCGCAGACCTCATAGACCCGACGTGCGAGATGGAAGCTGCCGGGGACGTGCCAGCCCTGGTCAAAGGCAGCCTGGAGACGTTCTTCTGCTCGGAATGCGGCTCGCCCATCTACAACGACGTGAACCCATCGTACTGCCTGTACTGCGGCGCAAGGGTGGTGAGCGACGATGAGTAAATTCGAGAGCAGCGAGATAGGAAGCGTGTCGGTGAGAATCGACGTGACGGCAGAGCCGAGCGACGAGTTCAGCGATGTTGCCTACGCCCTTGGGTTCGTCCGCGTTGTTCCGTGCTTTGACTGCGCGTATCAGGGCACGCATGACTGCCCGATTAAGGACAGCGCGGAGTACATGGCCTTTTGCTCGAACGGAAGGAAGAGAGACGATGACCAGCGATGAGCGCACCGAGATTGCGGAAAAGCTGCGTAAGACTCACGGGATCATGGCGTTCGTGGAAGCGCTTGGCATCGACCTCGATAGCGATTGGTGCTGGACGGACGTGAGCAAGCGCGTGGCAGACTTGATTGACCCCACGTGCCACGTAGTGACCTCTGGCGAGCGGCGCGGCAAGCCCATCGGCAGCGCGTGCTCCGTGTGCCATGCTCCGCTCTACCCTTCTACAGCATGGGCGCATGGCATGAGGTACTGCCCGCAGTGCGGGAGCAGGGTGGTGGATGATGGCGATTGACGTACTGCTGTGGATGGTGACCGTGCCGTTGTGGGCGTGGTGCGCGTGGACGGTGCTCTGGGCCGTCGTGCTGGCGTACCTGATATGGGTGTGGCGATGACGGCGGCACGCGATGGGGCAAATGCCCCACGTGCCCCAAGAATCCGCGAAGCGTGGTCGTGGTCGGAGCTCCAGGAGGTGTGGAGGCACCCGGACATGACGGCCGCCGAGCTCTCCGAGGCGCTGCCGGGCCGCACGCCAAAGGCGATACGGCGCGTGCGGGAGCGCTACGGGCGGTGGCACACCGAGGGCGTGGTGCCGCTGTGCCAGCGCTGCGGGGAGCATCCCGTGCACGTGTCCGACCCGCAGGCGCGGCGCTGGGGACTCTGCCGCGAGTGCGCTCAGGCCGAGAAGGACTGGCGGGACAGGAACGCCGAGCGCCTGGAGCGCGAGAACGCAGCGCGCAGGCAGCGGAGGCACAAGAGGAGGGGCGGAAGCTGATACCGAAGCGCGCGTGAAGCGCGAAGCCTCATTACAGGAATAATGAGAACGCCAGAATCGGGGCCGCGCGAGCGGTCCCTTTTCGTATGGTCGCTGGCGCGCCAGATTTTACAGTCCATAAAAGACGCGGCATTGCCTGTGGGCACCGTGTCCGCGCCGCGACAATCTCTGGCATGGGAGCAGCGGGAGTAGACGGATATACGCGGGCATGGTCAGAGCCAAGTCAGCTAGAGCGCGTGACCAACTGGGCAGCGCGCGGCTGCACTATGCAGGAGATCGCGCACAACATGGGCGTCAACCCAAAGACGCTGTACACATGGTGCAAGAGGCACCAGGAGCTTGACAGTGCCATACGCTCGGGCCGTGCGATGGGCGTCGAGTGCATCGAGAACGCGCTTTTTCGTGCGGCGGTCGGCGACTGGTACGAGGAAACCGAGGTCACCGAGACGGACGCCGGGGGAGGCGTCAGGACGCGCAGGACGAGGGTGCGCAAGGCGCCGAGCGTCTCAGCGCAGATCTTCTACCTGAAGAACCGCGCAGGCTATCGCGACAACCCGGCGCCACGGCCCGAGGACGCCGCGGCAGGCACGCCGGACGACCCGCTGAGCGCGGCGCTTGACGAGGTCGCGCGCGGCCTGGAGGACGGACGCAATGGGGCTTAGCGAGAAGCAGCTCCAGGTGCTCGCCTTCCCGCGCACCGGCTACGACGCCCTGGTCTGCGATGGCTCCGTGCGCTCGGGCAAGTCGAGCGTAATCAGCGTGGCATTCGTGGATTGGGCCATGCGCACGTTCAGCGGCCAGCGCCTCGGCATCTGTGGCAAGACCATCGACGCGGCGCGCAAGAACGTAATTGAGCCGTACATGGCGATGACGTGGCCCACCCGCCACATGGGCTACCAGCTGCGCTGGCGCGGCGGCGAGAACGTCATGGAGGTCACGTGGCGCGGCCGCACGAACTCATTCGAGGTGTTCGGCGGCAAGGACGAGGGCAGCCGCATGCTCATCCAGGGCCGCACGCTCGCGGGCGTGCTCATGGACGAGGTAGCCCTCATGCCGCGCAGCTTCGTTGAGCAGGCAATCGCGCGCTGCTCCGTGCCGGGCTCGCGCCTGTGGTTCGACTGCAACCCAGAGGGTCCGACGCACTGGTTCAAACAGGAATGGATAGACGGGGCGGCAGAGAAGAACGCGCTGCGCCTGCACTTCACCATGGCCGACAACCCGGGCCTCACGCCCGAGGTGCGGGCGCGCTACGAGCGCATGTACAGCGGCGTCTTCTACCGCCGCTACGTCCTCGGCGAGTGGGTGCGCGCCGAGGGGCTGGTCTACCCGGACCACGAGGCGGCGCTGGAGGGGCCGTGGCATCCCGACGAAGGCACCAGAGTGCGCTGGGCCGTGTCAATCGACTACGGCACCCAGAACGCCTTCGCGGCGCTGCTGTGGGCGCACCAGGGCGGCGTCTGGCACGCCGTGCGCGAGTTCTATTACAGCGGCCGCACCGAGGGCCACCAGATGACCGATGCGGACTATGCGGGCCGCGTCGAGGCACTGTGCGCGGGAGTGCCCGGCGAGGTCGAGGTGATAGTGGACCCGTCCGCCACGAGCTTCATGGCGGAGCTGCGGCGGCGCGGGCAGCGCTTCCGCGTGCGGCACGCCCGCAACGACGTGTCAGACGGCATCCGCGAGACGGCGGCGTGCATGCAGGCGGGGCTCGTGCGCATAGGCCGCGAGGCGTGCCCGGCCCTCGTGCGGGAGCTGGGCGGATACGTCTGGGACGAGGCCCACGGAGACGGCGAGAAACCGCTGAAGGTCGAAGACCACGCCTGCGACGCCCTGCGATACCTGGTCGCCACTGAGCGCGTTATCAAGGCGGTTGAATCCCCTGATAGCAGCTACAGGAGCGTCTTCGGGAGGTAGGGCATGCCAGAGCCGTCGAGCCGCAGGAGCATGAGGACGTGGCAGGACTTCGAGCGCGCGGTGGCGGGCGGCAGGCGCGAGGCCTTCGTGCTGGAGGCCATAGACGCGCACGTGCACGGCCCGCTGTGCCGCACGGCGCTCGACGCCGACGAGTACGACCACCAGCGCAACGTCACCATAAACCGCTACGTGCAGACCATCTTCACCCTCACGGGCTCGCCCGTCGAGGACTTCACGGCGAGCAACGCAAAGGTGGCGTCGAACTTCTTCAACCGCCTGAACACGCAGAGATGCATGTACAGCCTGGGCAACGGCGTGACCTTCGCCTCGGCGACGGCCGACGGGGACGCGGCCAGGGAGGCGCTCGGCGCGCGCTTCGACCACGACCTGCGCGATTGGGCCTACGCCGCGCTCATCCACGGCGTTGCCTTCGGCTACTGGTCCGGCACGCGTCTCTACACCTTCGAGGTAACCGAGTTCGTCCCGCTGTGGGACGAGGTGACGGGAGCCCTGCGCGGCGGCATCCGCTTCTGGCGCCTGGACGCCGACCGACCCATGACGGTGACGCTCTACACCGAGCAGGGTTACATGTCGTGGGTCACGGAGGACACCGGGCGAGGGCGCCGCCTGCGCATGGTGCAGGACCTCGCGCCATACCAGACCAAGGTTGCGACCTTCCCGGACGGCACGCAGGAGGTCGTGGGCGAGGGCAACTGGGACGGCGCCCTGCCGGTGGTACCGATGTGGGGCAGCCGCCTGCACCAGTCCACGCTGGTCGGGATGCGGCAGGCCATAGACAGCTACGATCTCATCCAGTCCGGCTTCGCCAACGACCTGACGGACGTGAGCCAAATCTACTGGATCGTGGAGAACTGCGGCGGCATGAGCGACGCCGACTTGGCCCGCTTCCGCGACCGCCTGAAGGTGCTGCACATCGCCAACGCCGACACCGACCAGGGCGGCAAGGTCACGCCGTACAGCCAGGAGATACCGTACCAGGCGCGGCAGGCGTACCTGGAGGGCATCGAGCGCCGCATATACAGGGACTTCGGCGGCCTGGACGTGAGCGCCCTGAGCGCCGGAAGCAAGACGGCCACCGAGATAGAGGCCGCGTACCAGCCACTGGACGAGAATGCCAGCGACTTCGAGTATCAGGTGAGCATGGCCGTGCAGCGCATGCTCGCGCTCCTCGGCATCGAGGACGCCCCCGAGTTCAAGCGGCAGCGCGTCACCAACCAATTGGAGCAGGTGCAGGTTGTCGCGCAGGAGGCGCAGTGGCTAGACCGCGAGACGGTCCTCCGCAAGCTGCCGAACGTGAGCCCGAACGAGGTGGCGGAGATACTGGCCCGCTCCGACGGGGACGACGCCGAGCGCTTCGGAGTCTCGGGCGGTGACGACACCGGGGCCGAGGCATGACGTACTCGGACCCCGCGCACGACGCAACGGACGAGGAGATAAGGCGCCTCGCCAAGCGCCTGCACGCGGCATACGGCAAGGCATACCGCGAGATGGAGCGCAAGGCAAAGGACGCGTTGGCGCTCCAGGCCGAGGCGGACGCCGACATGGTACGCCGCGTCTCGGCTGGTGACATGACGGCGGACGAGCTCAGCGCATGGCGCAAGGGACGCGCGGCGGACACCACGTGGTACCGGCAGATGGTCGCGGAGCTGGCGCGCGAGATGGGGCTGTGCGACGAGCGGGCGGCGGAGATCGTGAACGGCGCCGCCCCGAAGGTCTTCGCCGACAACGCGAACTTCGGGGCCTTCCAGGTAGAGCAGGCGGCAAAGGTTGACACCTCCTGGACGCTCGTGGACGCCGACACAGTGAACACGCTCGTGCGCGACCACCCGGACCTGCTGCCACGGGTGAGCCCCAAGCCGTCGAAGGCGGAGGCGTGGGCGCGGAAGAAGATCACGAGCGCCATTACCCAGAGCGTGCTCGTCGGCGACTCCGTGCCGGCCGCGTCCAGGCGCCTGCGCTCGGTCGTGGACATGGACGAGCGCGCGGCCACGAGGGCCGCGAGGACGGCGCTCACGGGCGCCGAGAACGCGGGCCGCGTCTCGTCGTACGACCGGGCGCGCGGCATGGGCATCGACGTGCGGGCGCGCTGGATGGCGACGCTCGACAGCAGGACGCGCGACAGCCACAGGCAGCTCGACGGCGAGGTCGCGGGCGACGACGGAAAGTTCAGCAACGGGCTGCGCTACCCCGGAGACCCCGAGGGCCCTGCGGCCGAGGTGTGGAACTGCCGCTGCACCCTGGTCGCGTCGATACCGGGTCATGACGTCTTCGAGGGCCGCGACACGCACGGCCTGGAAACCAGCTACGAGGACTGGAAGGCGGGCCGCGACCCGAAGCGGCAGGAGCCCGCAGACCGCACCATGGCAAGCTTCTTCCAGATGCCGGGCACCATCGCAAAGCTCAACTCTTCCGGCGTGAGCATGACTGAGGCTCGGCGCAGCCTCACGGAGCAGCTGGGGGAGTACGGCATCTCCTCGGGCAGCTTCCGCAAGCTCAGCAGAGGGGACCAGCAGAAGGCGCTGGATGCGGCACTGACACGCGTGCTCGGCAAGCTCCGCCCATCTGCCAAGAGGCCAGCTGACGAGCAGCCAGTCCTGAAGCAGCTCAGGTACAGGGGTCCGGGCTTCATGGCGACCGAGAAGAGCCTAGCCGCGGTCAACCCGCACTTCTCGGAGGGCTACAAGTGGCAGAACAACTGCCAGCGCTGCGTCGTGGCGTGGGAGCTAAGGCAGAGGGGCTACGACGTGACGGCAAAGCCGTTCGCCGCGCATGACGACATAGGGGACAGCGGAGTTGCGTGCTGGGAGTTCGACCACAACGCCTGGTCTAACGACAGCGAGCTGGTCAAGTTGAGCAAAGGAAAGAAGAAGTTTAAGCAGGCGGTGAGCGACGCATTCGAAGAATGGGGCGACGGCGCCCGGGCCATAGTGAGGGTCAAGTGGGACCGCAGGCACGGCGGAGGCGGCCACTTCTTCAGCGCGAGGCGCGAGGGTGATAAAATCGTCTACGAGGACCCGCAGGCTGGGACCGTCCGAGACATAGACGCTACGCTCGATAATTGCTCAAGCGGACCCTTGCAGCTGTGGATGATGAGGGTAGACGACAGGAACCTCACCGGCCTTGTCAAGGAGGCTGTCAAGAATGCGTAGAGAGAGTGCGGCGAATGGGCGAGACCCGAAGTTGATGAGCGACGAAGAGCTGGGCAAGGAAATGGCGAAGAGGTACGGGGATGACTTCGACTTCAAGGAACTAGACGTAGACGACCCACTTGTCGCCGAGTTCCTCGACAGGATTTCTAGAGGTCAGTAGAATCACGAGCGACTCCCGCACCATAGCCAGCATCCTGGGCGCCATAGGCTCGATTCTGTAGCCAATTTCCAATGTTTTACCGACCTTCAGGCCCTCGCCATCAAGGCGGGGGCCTTTTTCGTGCCGCGTGACGGAGGCGCGACCATTCCCACGGGAAACCGACCGCGGGGAGGGACATGACCCAGAGCAAGCAGAGCTTCATTGACTACGACGGATTTGTTGAGAAGTTCAAGCCAAAGAAGACCACGGATGACTGCTACACGCCGCCCGAGGTCATGGAGGTCGTGAATTCCTACGTTGAGCGCCGCTGGGGCATCGACCGCACGCGGTTCGTGCGTCCGTTCTATCCAGGCGGAGACTACGAAAATTTCGACTACGCAGCCGATGCGGTTGTGGTCGATAACCCGCCGTTCTCGATTCTCTCGAAGATAAAGCGGTTCTATCTCGCGCGCGACATCCCGTTCTTTCTTTTTTGCCCATCGCTGACAGCGTTTAGTGGATGGGACGAACGGCTGGACACCATCGTATGCGATGCGAATATCACATACGAGAACGGCGCGGTGGTGCGCACTGCTTTTGTCACGTCGCTTCCGAGCGATTACGTGGCCGAGTCAAGCCCTGAGCTGGGCGAAGAGATCAACCGCGTCTGTGATGAATTGAAGAAGCGCAACGTTAAGTCTCTTCCTAAGTACGAATACCCAGACGAGGTTCTCACAGCCGCGAAACTGCAATGGATGGCGGCACACCATACGGAGCTGCGCATTCGTCGCGGCGAGTGCTGCAAGATAGGCGCACTTGATGCGCAGAAGGCTGTTGGTAAGGTCATATTTGGCAGCGGGCTGTTACTTTCCGAGCGCGCCGCAGCCGAGCGCGCCGCAGCCGAGCGCGCCGCAGCCGAGCGCGCCGCAGCCAAAGTCTGGACGCTCTCAGAGCGCGAGAGGGCAATGCAGGCCGTGCTTGGGGGCGAGTGATGCCCGTGCGACCATGGGCCCGAGGTGATGTGGCATGGAGAACGTCGAGGTGCACGTTACGGCAGACAACACGCAAGAGGCCCACGAGCTCATGCGCGCTGCGATAGCGCGCGGCCTGGAGGAGATGGGGCTCGTCGCCGAGGGCTACGCGAAGGCTGGCTGCCCCGTGGACACGGGCCGCCTGCGCAACTCGATAACGCACGTGCGGGAGTCAGAGACCACCGAGGCCATAGGCACCAACGTCGAATATGCGCGATACGTCGAGTTCCGCGAGGACGTGAGCCACAAGAACGGACACGCCCACTTCCTGCGCGACGCGGCATCGGAGCACACGGCGGAGTACGCGCAGATAATGCGTTCCGCGCTCGGCGGGAAATAGCCCGTTACCGAGGTCGGATGCTGTCCCGCGAAGAGCGGGGCAAAGCATCGCCCCGCCCCACGCGGCAGGGAACGCCGCACGACGCCCGAGGAACCGGGCGGATACGGAGGGGCAATGTCACTCACGCGCAAGATGCTCAGGGCAATGGGCATCGAGGACGACAAGGCAGACCAGATCATCGACGCACACGCCGAGACCGTGGACGCACTGAAGCAGCGGGTCGCGGAAGCGGGCAAGGGCGGTGAGGACGCGGCGGCGCTCCGCAAGCAGGTGGAGCAGCTGAAGGCAGACCTCGAGAAGGCCCAGGAGGCAGGCGACGCCGACGGTATGAAAGCCAAGTACGAGGAGGAGCACAAGGCCTTCGAGGACTACAAGGCGCAGGTGGCCGCGAAGGACGCCGACCGCACCAAGCGCTCGCTCTACCGCAAGCTCCTCACTGACGCGGGGGTGGACCCCAAGAGGGTGGACGCGGTTCTCCGCGTCTCGGACCTCTCCAAGGTCGAGGTCAAGGACGGCGCCATCCAGGGCGCCGACGAGCTGGAGAAGGGCATCAAGTCGGACTGGGCGGACTTCATCCCGACCACGTCCACGCAGGGCGCAGAGCCCGCGACCCCTCCCAAGGCGGGCGCAGAGCCCGAGCCCGACTACTCAAAGATGACCGCGACCGAGTACATCAACTGGAAGCACTCACAGGGAAAGTAGGCACTAAATGGCAAACACCATCCTCACGACCGACGTCATCGCCGGCGAGGCCCTCGACGTCCTCCGCAACAACGCCGTGATGCCGAACCTCGTCCACCGCGACTACAGCGGCGACTTCGTCCCCGGCGTCGGCAGCAAGATCACCATCCGCAAGCCCGCGACCTTCGAGGCCAAGGAGTTCGCAGGCACCACGACCACGCAGGACGCGACCGAGCAGGGCGTCGACGTCACCATGGACAAGCACCTCGACGTGACCTTCGCCGTCACGTCCAAGGAGCTGACGATGTCCATCGCAGACTTCAGTGCGGAGTTCCTGACGCCCGCCATGCAGGCCTTCCTCGACAAGGTGGACGGCTACCTCATCGCGGCCGCAGTAGCCGGAGCGGGCAAGACCGCCACGACCGCCAACGCAGTCGGCCAGGCCGACATCGTGTCCGCGCGCCAGGCGCTGGTTAAGGCCAAGGCGCCTACCACGGAGCGCTACATGGTCGGCGGCTCCACCGTCGAGGCGGACCTGCTGAAGACCGAGCTCTTCGTCAACGCATCGGCCACCGGTGACACGGCGGGCCTCCAGGAGGCGAGCCTTGGCCGCAAGTTCGGCATGGACATCTACACCGACCAGAACTGCGAGAACGCGAAGGGCACCGAGGACGACGCCATCCTCTTCCACAAGAACGGCCTCGCCCTCGTGACCCGCCCGCTGGAGCTCCCCATGGGGGCGGCAAAGTCCAGCGTCGCCAACTACGACGGCTTCGGCATCCGAGTGGTCTACGGCTACGACATGGCGACCAAGACCGACACGATCTCGCTCGACATGCTCTGCGGCGTCTCCGTGCTCAACGAGGGCCTCATCAGCGTCATCAAGCGCACGGTGGCGGCCGCCTAATGGCCGCCATGCTGGGCGCGGTCCTCGCGTGCATCAACAACAGATTCGAGGGGGAGCCCGTGCGCGGGCTCTGGTCCGTGTCCGCAGGCGAGCTCGTGCCCGCCTCCGGGCAGGACCTGCCGCTCGCGTCTGGCCAGTGGTGCGTAATCGCGGGTTCCGCGCTCAACGATGGCTTGCACCAGCGCGGCGCCGGCGGCCTGGCCACCGAGGACTTCGAGGGCACCGTCACGCCGCTGCGCATACCGCGCGACCTGCTGGACCTCGTGGACGAGATAGGGGCGTGGCAAGACGCGCACGGCGCTGACGCCACCGTGGCTTCGGAATCATTCGACGGCTACAGCTACAGCCGCGCCACGGACCCGTCAACGGGTCTCCCGGCCACGTGGCAGGCCGTCTTTCGCTCGCGCCTGAACCCATGGAGGAAGCTGTGACGGCCGCGGGGCTCACGGGCCTCGTGGCCCGCATGGCTCAGCGCTGCACGCTCCTCGTGCGCACCGAGACCGACGACTGCGAGGGCGGCACCGTGGAGTCGTGGGCGGACGGCAGGACCTTCGACGCCGCAGTTAGCGCGACGGGCCCGACGAACGCCTTGCAGCTGGCCGGTCGTCCCGACGCCGTGGCCCAGTGCACCATGACGTGCCCGCGCGGCACGTCCCTGGGCCTGCACGACCGCGTGCGCTGCGCCGACGGCCGCACGCTCAGGGTCATGTCGGAGGCGCCCGCACGGCACACGCCGGGCGTGGCGTCCTTCGCCTTCGAGCGCTACGAGTGCGAGGAGGTGGCCGATGCCTAGCCAGACGGCTGCCGTGCACGCATGGCTGGAGAAGGTCCTCGGCATCAAGTGCCACACCGAGGGCGACGTGCCAACGGACGCCCGCGTGCCGTACGCGACTCACCGGATACCCACGGGCACGTGGGGCGCCACGTCCTCCATGGAGGTGGATGTGTGGTGCGAGCACGGCCACACGGCCGAGGCCGCGGGGTACGCGGGACGCCTTCGCACGGCGCTCGGGATGGGCGGCGCCATCGTCCCGTGCGACGGCGGGGCCGTTGTCCTGAGGCGCGGCACGCCCTTCGCGCAGCCCGTGGCGGACGACCGCGCCGAGCGCATGTACATAAACGTCGATATCGATTACCTGACCTCGGACTAGAGGCCGGGGGAGAGGGGCGAGGATGCCCAAGTACACCCGCATCCCAGCGGACACCTTCAAGCAACTGACGATCAACGCAGGCCTCGTTTTGAAGCAGTTCGACACGAAGACCGGAACCGTGGCGGAGGAGGACATCCTCTTCGCCACCAGCGGAGGCTCCACCTTCACGGCCAAGCCGTCCTTCACCGACTACGGGGACGACATCGACAACTGCCCCGCGAACATGATGGAGCTGAAGCGCATCGACTCCTGGGACGTCACGTTGAAGGGAACAGCGCTGACCGTCACGCCGGCCACCGTCGCGTCCATCGCGGGCGCCGCCGACATCGACGGCACGGACAAGACGAAGGTCGTGCCGCGCAAGGACCTGAAGACGAGCGACTTCATCGACATCTGGTGGGTCGGCGACTACGGCACCGACGGCTTCATCGCGGTGCACCTCGACAACGCGCTCTCCACGGGCGGCCTGAGCATCAAGGCCGACGACAAGAAAAAGGGTGAGTTTGACTTCGAGTACACCGCCCACACGTCCATGTCCGCACAGGACACCGTGCCCTTCGAGGTCTACGTGTCCGCCGGAACCACGGCGTAGGGAGGCAGTGGTATGAAGATCTCCGACATCCCGGCAGACCGCGCCTTCGACGTCCTGGCGGACGTCGCCGGTCCGCTCTCCAACATCGTGAGCGACTCGGAGGCCATGTCGTCCATCTCGGCCACGTCGGCGACCGACGCGGTGCGCGCAGTCGGTGAGATAGCGCGCACGCACAAGGACGACCTGAACGCCATCCTCGCCGCCGTCGCCGGCAAGTCCGTAGAGGACTACCTCGCTGGCACCAACGCCCTGGGGGTCATCAATGACGCCGTGGAGCTCCTCACGGATGAGGGCATCGCAGATTTTTTACCCTCGCCGCAGACGGGACCCTTCCAGTCTGCATAGGCGAGTACGCGGGGCCGCGGCGTGCGGCCCCGTTCCTTGCCTACTGCCGCGCGCGACAGCGCAGGGACAGGCGCGACTGGGCTGTGGCCTGCTACGTGGCCGAGAGCCTGCGCCTGGCACCCGAGGGGAAGGCGCTGGGCCGTCCAGTGTGGGAGGTCGTGGCAGAGCAAGGCGGCGTCGGCAGGCGGACGCACGGCACGTCCGCGACGTATGACGGCATCCTCGGGCACTTCCGCGCCCGGGGCCTCGTGGAATGAGGTGAGACATGGACCTGCTTGACCTCATGGTCACGATAGGGGCCAAGGACGAGGCGTCCGACAAGGTCTCGGGCATCGGCGGCCGCATAACGGGCGTGCTCGGCGGTGCGGCCAAGGTCGGGGCGGCGGCGATAGGCGCCATAGCGACGGGCGTGTCCGCGCTCACGGGCGCGGCGCTGAAGTCCTACAGCGAGCACGAGCAGCTCGTGGGAGGCGTGGACAAGCTGTACGGCAGCGCGTCCGGGCGCCTCCAGCAGTACGCGGCGCAGGCGTACCAGACCAGCGGCATGAGCGCGAACCAGTACATGCAGCAGGCAACGTCGTTTAGTGCCGCGCTCATCACGTCCCTGGGCGGAGACACCAAGGCAGCGGCCGACCTGGCAAACACCGCCATGGTCAGTATGTCCGACAACGTCAACGTCTTCGGGTCAACCGCAGAGGACGTGCAGAACGCCTACCAGGGCTTCGCCAAGCAAAATTATACGATGCTTGATAATTTGAAGCTCGGCTATGCAGGCACCAAGGAGGGGATGGAGCAGCTCGTCCACGCGGCGTCCACGTACAAGGACGCCCAGGACGAGTGCAACCTCTCGGTTCAGGATGGCGACCTGAGCTTCGCCAACATAGTGAAGTCCATCCAGGTCGTGCAGCAGCACATGGGCATCGCGGGCGACACGGCAGAGGAGGCCATGCACACGATCCAGGGCTCCGTCACGATGGCGAAGGCGGCCTGGGACAACTGGGTCGAGGGCCTCGGAGACGACAACGCCGACATGTCCGGGCTCACGCAGCAGCTCCTCGACTCCGTGGACGCGGTGGTGCAGAACGTCGCGCCGCGCATCGGCAAGATAGGCGCGACCATCGTGCAGGAGCTGCCGACCGTCGCGCAGTCGGTGGCATCCGCGCTCCCGACCATCGCAGGCCCCATCATCACGGCGGCCGGTGGCATCGTGAAGCAGGTCGTGACGGGCATAGGGCCTGCGATACAGTCGGCGCTCGGTAGCCTCGACTCAATCATCTTGCAGGGAATCGGGCACGCGGCGGCGGCAGGCATCGACGTCACGCCGATACTGCGGTTTCGCGACGACGTGAAATCAGCCTTCGAGAACCTGAAGACGACGGCGCAGAACGTCGGCAAGGCCTTCCAGGACTCCTTTGCGCACGTGGACCTGAGCACGCTGAAGTCTGGCCTGCAATCCATCATCGACCTTCACGAGCGCATGACGCAGGGGCTCGCGAACATCGACTGGAGCCCGCTCACGGACGGGCTCGCGGCGGGCCTCCAGCACCTGTCCGACATAGCGGGGCCCGCAATGTCGAGGCTCACGGAGGCACTATCAGACCCGACCGTGCAGCAGGGCGTGCAGTCCCTCGTGGACATCATCGGGACCCTGGCCGAGATACTCGGCGGCGTGCTCGGGGTCGCGATAAACGTCGTCCTCGGGCTCGTCCAGGGCGTAATCCTCGTCATATCAAATGTCCTCATCGCCATTGACGCCGTGAAAAACGGCATCGTGACGGGCGTGAGTGCGGCAATCGCCTTCTTCGGGCAGCTGCCCGGGGCAATCGGCGGCTTCCTCGCGTCCGTGATCCAGTCGGTCGTGTCGTGGGCGACGGGCATCGTGAGCCATGCGACCTCCGCAGGCTCGCAGTTCGTGAACGCAGTCGGCACATTCTTCTCGCAGCTCCCGGGCAGGGTCGGCGGCCTCCTGACGTCAGTAATCAACAAGGTGGTGTCGTGGGTGTCGCAGATGGCATCCCACGCCACCTCCGCAGGCTCGCGCTTCCTGAGCGGAATCGGCTCGGCCATGACGTCGCTCCCGGGCCGCATCGGCGGATTCCTGAGCTCCGCGCTCGGCAAGGTCGCGGCCTTCGCCGGGTCCCTGGCCACGCGCGCCGTCCAGGCGGGGCAGGGATTCCTGCGCGGCATCCAGAGAGGCTTCCAGCAGGCCGTGTCCTTCGTCGGCGGCATCCCCGGGCGCATCAGGGGTGCAATCGGGAACCTCGGCGGGCTGTTGCTGGGAGCCGGCAAGAGCGTCATGGACGGCCTGCTGAACGGCCTGAAGAGCGGCTTCGGCGCCGTGAAGGACTTCGTCGGAGGAATCGCGGACTGGATCAAGAGCCACAAGGGCCCAATCGAGTACGACCGCAGGCTCCTGATACCGAACGGCATGGCCATCATGGAGAGTCTTGCGGACGGCCTGACGAGCGGCTTCGAGGGCAGCGTCGCGCCGTACGTGCAGTCGGTCGCGGGCGGCATATCGGACGCCCTGACGGCGCCCTTCGACGTGAGCGCAGCGGGCGTCGTGGACGTGCAGCAGCGCGGCGTGTCGGCGGCCGTGCAGCAGGGCAACGAGCAGCTGGAGCGGTGGCTGGAGACGCGGCTTGGACCAATCATCGAGAGGTACGCGCCCACGGCCACGCCGCGAGAGTTCGGGCGCATGGTTAGGAGCTACGCATGAGGAAGGTCACATATACGACGGCGAGCGGCGACGCGGCCTCCGGCACGACCTTCGACCTGAGCTCCGCCAAGGCCATCGGCTGGGGCAACGATTTGCTTGGCTGGTCGTGGGACGCCGACAAGGACACGGGGGCCATCACGCGCGCCGCGCGCACGTACGAGATGGAGATCGTGGCCATAGACGTCTCCGTATTCGATGAGCTGTCGCGATGCATGGAGCAGGATGCCGTCGCGGGACGCATGGGCACGCTTTCCGTGGACGGATGGGAGCTGTCGTGCGCGGCTAAGACGGCGGCGCCCAAGCACGTGGGGGACGGCATCGTGAGCGCGAAGCTCACCCTGTACGCCACCGACCCCACATGGCGCCGCATCACGCGCCACGCGCTCGTGCCCGAGTCTGGCACGCAGACGGAGACCACGGGCCTCGACTACCCGACGGACTATGGGTACGACTACGCCGGCACGACGCGCAGCAGCGGCATCGAGTCCTTCGCGCTCGCCGTCGAGTCGTCAATCCGCGTCATCTTCTGGGGACCGTGCACCAATCCGTACTGCACCGTGACGTCGCGCAGCGGAGCGAGGAGCACGTCAAACCGCTTCGGCGTGAATGCAAGCGCGGAGACGGGCGAGCGCATCGTGATAGACCCGCTCGGGCGCCACACGGTCGGGTCGAGCGTGTACAAGGTAGGAGCCTTCGGCGAGCGCACGAACCTCTTCGACTCGCGCGTGAGGGGCACCGAGGGCTCGGGCAGCTACGTCTTCGCGACCATGCCAGCGGGGGCGCTCTCCGTCGCGTGGCCGCAGGAGTTCGGCGTCACGCTGGAGACCATCGAGGAGAGGGGAAGCCTCCCGTGGAACTGACCTATACGGACGCGAGCTTTCACGACGTGGGGCTCATCGAGCCATACGACGGGGATTTCGCCTACGGGAACTCGGAAAACGACTTCTCGGCGGACGTCACGGGCGACTCGATACCAGAGGTCGGCGCGATGATGTACGCCGAGGGTAGCGACGTGGGCGGCATCGTGACCGGCTACTCGTCTGACGCGGCTATGGGCACCTTCTCCGTCGTCGGGGACACGTGGACGGGGGTGCTCGACCGCCGAGTCGTCGGGCCAGACTCGGGGAGCGACTACCTTGCGCTGTCGGGAGACGTGCGCGACATCGTGGCGGCGCTGGTGTCCAGGGCGGGGCTGACGGGGCTCTTCCGCGTCGCCGAAGGCCGCACGGGCATCACCGCGAGCCACACCTTCACGGGCTCAACGTCCTCGGAGCAGCAGGACGCCGGGCGATACATGGGAGCGTGGACGGCCATCTGGCAGGTATGCGTGGACCACGGCTGCAAGTGCCGCTTCGCGTGGTCTGACGTCGAGCGGCGCGTGATCATGACCGTCGCGCGCCTGGCAGACTACACGGACGACGAGGCTCAGTCGGCGGGCCTCGCGACGGTGGGCGTGTCCATCCGCAGGCCGACCAACCACCTGGTGTGCCTCGGCAAGGGAGACCTGAAGGCGCGAGAGGTCCTGCACCTCTACGCCGACCGCTCGGGCAACGTCTCGACCAGCCAGACCATCAAGGGCGTCGATGAGATAGCCGAGGTCTACGACGACTCGTCGGCCGAGGGCGACAAGCTAAGGACAGACGGCACGAAGAAGCTGCGCGAGCTGTGGCAGGCGTCGCAGGAGGTCACGGTCAAGAGCGGCACCACCTCCGCGGACTTCGACCTGGGCGACGTCATCGGCGGCACCGACCCGTGGTCGGGCCTGACGGCGCGAGCCATCGTGACGAAGAAGGTAGCCTCCTTCAAGCAGGGCACGCTTACGTACACGTACACATCGACGGTCAGGGGATAGGACATGTCAATCCAAGAAGGCTTCAATCGCTATGCCTGCGACGTGAAGGGGTGCCCGCAAAAGTGCTACGCGGCACCCGGGACGGACGCGGCGGCGGGCTACGTGCGCAAGCAGTACCTAGACCAAAACGGACAGACGCGCGAGTACGTGCTCTGCACCGACCATGCGGCACAGTGGAACAAGCTGCTGGCGCTGCACGACCAGCAGGTCACGGCCTTCATTGCGGGGCAGGGCCTGCCGACCACCACGACCACGACCACGGACGCAAAGCAGGAGGGGTAGCACATGGCAATCGAGCTTGTAACGGGGCATTCTGGCGCAGCGCACGTCAGCGGCGCGGACGCTGGGGCCATGCCCGCGGGCATCTGCGGCAGCGACTCGTACGTGCTGGGCGCTGTGCCGTCCGTCACGATGAGCGACGCAAACACGCTGGTCATCCAGCCGTGCGACCTCATGGTCGAGGGACGCCACGTGCGCCTGAGCGGCACAAACACGCTGAGCATCAGGAGCGGCGCGCAGACGGGCAAGCGTAACGATTTGGTTTACGTGCGGTACACATACGACGCATCCACGGGCACGGAGTCCGCGAAGCTCGGCGTCAAGGAGGGCACGACCGCCACCACCGCGACCGACCCCGCGCTGGACAACCCATCGTCTGTGCTGGACGGCGCGACCATCGCCGATGTGGCAATCGCCCGCGTCTCGCTGGACGCCCTCACGCCCACCGCGACGTGGCTCCTGCCGCAGCTGCCGACGCTCAAAGCGCTCGGGGATTCCGTATCCCAGGGCACGACGGTCGAGCGCCTGTATGACCATGGCGGATGGCACATCTGGCACATGGGCAAGCTCGTGATGGTCAATGCAAGCGGAGTCAACATCGCCGGTAGCGGGTCGTGGGATTTCACGACGTGCCCGTACACCATACCGTCAGAGCTGCGGCCGCCCGAGAATATATCCACGGGCGGCATGAGCCGCGACGGCGCGCTGAGCACGGTGCTCTTCGTCGAGGCTGGCGGGGCCATATCAATCAACAGTATGGGTGGCACGGGCAAGGCCAACGTATCGCGCTATGCGTCGCTCGCGTACATGGCAGGCTAGGCGCGCTGGACGGAAAAGACGGGGGACCGATGGCACTGAGCACCATGGGGGCGGACGCATGCCGCCGATGACGCTGGAGCAGATCGTTGCCGTGGGGTCGCTCGCGGTGGCCGTGGCCATGGCGGTGATGGCGCTGAGGCGTGACTCGACGGCCGACAGGGACAGGCAGGCGGCACGGGCGGCGGAGCAGCGCGCAGTGGCCGACAAGCTGGACAGCATATCCGACATGAGCCGAGAGACGCGCGACACGGTGCGGGCGATGAGCAAGCAGCTACAGGACCACTCCCGAGAGCTCGCACGCATCGAGGCGCGCATAGAGGAGCACGACCGCAGGCTCGACCAGATGGAGGCCCGCATCGGCGGGACGGACTAGCAGGTACGAGTAGGTACGAGTAGGGAAGAGTAGGACGGAGAAGATCATGAAAAGTGACATGAAGGCATGGGCCAAGGCGGCGGCTGTGCGCGCCTTGAAGACGGCGGCGCAGAGCGCCATCGCTGCCATCGGCGCCACCACGACCATGGGTGGCGTGGACTGGGCCGTGGTCGGCTCGACCGCGCTCCTCGCGGCCATCCTGAGCGCGCTCACCAGCGTGACGGGGGTCCCTGAGGTGGCCGACGGCGCGAGCGTGGCGGCCATCAGGGCGGCTGGCGATGGGGAGTAGCAGGCGCTGCCCGGTCTGCGGGCACCGCATGGTGCCGGAGGTCGGCTGCACGTCCAAGGGCGCCGCGTGGACGGCGTGGGCGTGCCGCCATTGCATGCACCGCGAGACCACGCGCGAGTGCCCCGCGTGCCACGAGGAGCACGTGCCCGTGGCGTCGGCCAAGGGGCCAGTGTGCCCGAGCTGCGGGCACAGATACAACTGTTAGGAGTAACCATGGCACTCACTTATAACGGCCGCGCCGCCGAGATCATGCTGCACCTCGTGACCCACGCGGCCCACGGGTACAGCCAGCCCGCCCGCGCGGGAGACGGCACAATCGAGACGCTCAAGCTCTCGGACGGCACGGTCACGACCGTGCATGGCGGCGACTATGACTGCTCCGAGGCCGTGCGCATGTGCTACGTGGCTGCTGGCGTCCTGCCGCGCGGCTGCTACATGTGGACCGGCAACGAGGCGGCGCTGCTCAAGTCCCACGGCTTCGCGGGCGTGGGTCTCGGCGACCTTCGCGTCGGCGATGTGCTGCTCCGCAATGGCCACACGGAGATGGTCGTGTCGGTCGGCGGCAGGCTCATGCAGGCGGGCTTCCGCATCTCTGAGCGTCACACCATCAGTGGAGTGAAGGGCGACCAGACCGGCTGGGAATCGTCCTACAGCGCGCTCAATCCGGGCGCATGGAGCTGGGCCTACCGCTACGTCGGAGGCCAGCCCACGGGCGC